AACTGCAATGCTCGCAATAGGTCGGATTAAGGCCGGTATAGTGTAAACGGTACACTAAGCGTTTTAAGGCTTCGGCTTCCGTGGATCCGTAGACTTCTGGCAAGGTTTTGCTTGAATATTCGTTAATAATTTGTCGATGATGATCGGCACAAATACAAACCGGTATATAAGCTGCGTGATTGCATTCGTTAGGCTGCACAAGCCATTTGACTGCATAGGAGGTTAATGAGCCGATACACTGGCCATAACCTTCGGCGAGACACGTCATCTGTTGTTGCTGATTCATTTTCTGCTGCTCTATTTTCTGCTGAGTTTGTTCGTCGGTTTGTTTGTCGGTTTGTTTGTCGGTTTGTTTGTCGGTAAGTTGTCTATAACTATTATTAGAAAAGCATTTCAATTTTTTTTGAAATGCTTAATATAGCCCTGTATTTTTATTTTTACTTTGGATTGGCTCTTAGTGCTGGGCGGAGCGGATGCTCATAACGGAGTATTTTAATGGAATCCGGCCTAGTATCCGGCCCAGCCCACTCACCTCATACTCACCTCACACTCACCACACACTCACCTCACACCAAATTTATAGATGGGTTATATTCACCCTCAAACGGGGGTCAGGTGGCGGAGCCCCCTACCACTTGGTCGTCTTTTTCACACTAATTTTCGGTCCTTGGCCGCGTTTCTTCGCACTACCCGGATCATAGGCTGCATCTTCGTCGTCCGATTGCAAATCTTTGGACAATTCCCAGAATTCTTTCGAACCGAGCTTGAAATCGGCGTGGTGCTCGGCTTTATACCAGAAGATTTGGTCGTGCAGTTTATTAGATTTGGAATTATTGTTAATAACCAGACATTCGAAATTTTCGGTACATTGATCCATGACTTGCGTAAAAGATTCAAAAGTCGGAAACATACCGGCATAATTCTCCCAAATACGTTTCCGGTTGGCAATATATGGCTCCCGTAAAATAAAGACATAATCAATATTAGTCCGTAAATTCGGCGGAATACCGAGGGGATACTGCATTGTAATGATGAGCATAATTTTCCAATGCCGCCCATTCATGAAAAGCAAGCGCATCATTTTATCACGCGTCCACGTGGCGTCGTAAAGACAATCATCTAAAATAACGAAGGCGCGCGGATCAATATTACACCGTTTAAACTGTTCCATATCTTTTTTGACCTGCTTTAAAACCGTTTTTTGTCGTTTTAAAATATTTTCAATAATCGACGAATTATATTCCTCGTGAATGAATAATTTCGGCACATGTGCGCTATAAAACCCGTTCCCTGCTTCCGTCCCTGAAATAACGGTGCCAATCGGAATATCTTGGTGATGAAATAATAAATCTCTCACTAAATAACTTTTACCGGTATCACGCCGTCCAATTAAAACAACGACAGGTCCTTTATTTTCATCAGGTTTAAAGCTAATATGGCGCATATCGAATCTTTTCAGTTCCAGTGTCATTAAATCTTTCTTATATATTAATTAATATGAATAACCGCAAATGAAAATAATGTATAATGAGTTAAAAAACTATTATTTTATATATATTACAAGTAATAATGGAGAAGCTCGAGTTTACTTATAAGAAAGATGATAATCGAAAACTCTTTAAAAGTTTAGAAGAAAACCAGCAAACCTTTGGTATTTTAGAGCCACAGAATTATATCCCACTCTATAACCAATTTTTTGCACTGACGAAAACGAATTATAACTCGATTATGTTAAACCATCATTGGAAATTATACGAAATTTTATCACAAGAAACGAATAACACCTTTAAATGCCATATTAAAAACGAAGACACCAAAGAGCTGAGAAAAGTATTCTTAAAATTTAGTCCGTTATTAGATCCGATTAAATATTTACTGGGAAAATATGATACAACCGATACGGCATTGCTAAATTTACCTGATTTTGAATCAACGAATTCTAATCCCAAGGTCCGCGAAAATGGTAATTCGGCTTATGTGGATAGTTTTTTTACTTATTTATCCAGTAAATTATTACATGAACACGGATTTGTCCACGGCCTAGATTTTTATGGTTCTTTTTTGGCCCTGAAAACAGATTTTCGTATTAATATTATCGACGATATTGAATATTTGAATGAGTCAAACTTTTTCCGGAAAAACGATAAAATTTTATACGAATTGGAAGAATGTCTTGTAGATGAATTAAATCAGGATACACGCAATTATAAGAAAAAATTAATTATTGCGAATGACGAAGGCAGCGGCAATGTGGATTGCACTAATATTCTCCACCTCAGTGATTTATTAAACTTGGCCCCCATAAACTTGGCCCCCATAAACTTGGCCCCCATAAACTTGGACCCCATAAACTTGGACCCCATAAACTTGGACCCCATAGATTTGGCCCCCGTAGACTTGGCAGATTTGGTTCCCTTAGATTTGGCTAAAACAAACCATAATAGCTCGAGTTCCTCCAGGTGTACCTCCTGCTCCTCCCGCACTTCCAATACCTCCGGCGAAAATGATTCGGTCCGAGCAGAAGAAAGATGCAGTGAAAGTGGCAGTGGGGAGGAAGGCAGTGATGAAGAGGAAGAAAGTGGGGAAGAATGTGGTGATGAGGAAGACAGTGGTAGTGATGATTGGGAAAGTGAAAGTGAAAGTGATGACGAGGATATGCTGATGGCTAAAATAAAGAAATTTCCGGTCCAAGTGATTGCCCTGGAACAATGTGAAATGACCTTGGATGAATTCATGTCGCAGGGCAAAATTACAATCGAAATGTGGGATTCGATCGTTTTGCAGCTATTATTTACTCTCATTACTTACCAGAATGCATTCGGGTTAACCCATAATGATTTACACACGAATAATGTGATGTATATTGAAACGGATAAAAAGTTTTTCTATTATAAATTTAATCACGTCTATTACAAAGTGCCGACTTTCGGCAAATTATGGAAGATCATTGATTACGGACGCGCGATTTATAAATTTCGGGGACAATTGTTATGTAGTGACAGCTATCATCCGGACGGCGATGCGGCGACGCAATACAATTGTGAACCGTATTACAACGATAAAAAACCGCGTTTAGACCCTAATTTCAGTTTTGATTTATGTCGGCTGGGTTGTGCGTTATATGATTATTTAATGGAGGAGCCGAAAGCGATAATCGTGCAAATTATGTTAGACTGGGTGAAAGATGATAAAGGCCGGAATATTCTCTATAAAAAGAACGGGGATGAGCGCTATCCTGATTTCAAATTATATAAAATGATCGCCCGCACGGTGAACAAGCATATCCCAGCGACGGTTTTAAGCAATCCTTATTTTGATAGTTTTATTACGCCGAAAAAAGATGTGGTAAAAAAAAAGAAAGAAGTAATGGATTTGGATGCGATTCCGGTGTATATGTGAAGCGATACTACGTATATGTGAAGCGATACTGTAAAAAATAAAAAAGGTCCGAAGATCCTTTATTATTTTTTTCTATTTTTTATATTTTTTTTTCTAAAATTTTATTTTCTAAAATTTATTCGGCCAAAGCGGATTCGGCCACTCGCATCGCGGTCTCCGTCAACTCCAGTTCGGCGCCCAGAATTTTCATAGCGGCCGCTTCGCACTGTTTTTGATGAAACGACATCCAGTGAGAGCTATACCATTCTTCCATTTGCATCTTGGCCGGGCTATCCATCTGCGAACAATCTACGCTATCATAATCCAGGACCGATTCGGCGACGCCAGTGGCGGTTTCGATCAAGTCCCGTTCGGCGGCCATGGTGGCTTCGATATAGGCGGCAGCCAACTGCCAGTTCGCCTTTTCTTCCGTCGCTTCTTGGCGTTCTTCTAAATGTGTAATACGTTGATCTTGGTCGATAATCGCTTGCTCGTGCATATAAGCTTGGTAGCCTAAACGCATGATCCGCTTATCGTTGTTGCTTAAACGCTTCTTGGTATTTTCGAAAACGACCCAGAACCACGGGTCGTCATAGACAACGCGCGCCTGCGCTTTCACCCCGAAAATGCGCTGTTGAAAATTGTAGGCGATTTCGTTGTCATACCAAGCGTTGAAATAAACATACGCTTGGTAGATCGGGTAGCTGCGTTTCTTGCTGTCGGGCAGACGAATAATACTTACCTTGTAAACTCGGCCGAGTTGTTGCTTGTGGAATATATCGATGATTTTCTCTTCATCTATCCACTGCGGGAAAACCCGTGGGATCATCAGTGAGAGTGTTTGATCGAGAGGAAAAGACATCTTCTTATACGGTTTGCGGTGTGGTTCTTTTTGGTTTGCTGTTCGGTTTGTTCGTTTGGTTGGTTTGTGTTAGTTAATATAAAATATGAAAAAGCATTTCAATTTTTTGCAAATCTTCATATTTTAGCTAAGGTGACTTTCGATTGGTCTATTCTAAAACCCCGGGGCATCCGTAAATACATTTGTCACGGTCTTGATAGTTGCTTTGGTCGGCATAAATTCATTTATAATGTATAGACCGACCATTGCGCTTAAATAGACGATAATAGTATCCCGGATCAGTTCTTTTACGGGCTTGGTTTCCTTTTTTGTCATACGCATTTCTACGAACTTCATTAGTAAATAGATAAAAGCAATAATACCGGAATGAATAATATATTTTTCCATATATATTGAGTAGTAATTAATGAAGAGTCTCTTAAACGCAAAGGGTTAGGGGCTCCGCTCTAAGTGAGAATTTCAAAATCCAAGACGGGCGGCTTTAAATCAACCGTAGACGCTTTGTTCAGATCATTGATATCGATAATATCTAAGGTGACATTATCGCCTATAGTTAATCGTTCGTCCTCTTCGTCATCATCCTCCTCCTCTATTTGTGCAAGTGCCGCCCGGGCTTTTTCCATTTCGTCTAAATTTTTCTCATCTTTGGGTGCATTAACGAGCGAAGTAATGCCTTTAATATCGACGAGGGTATCATCATCCGCAAAAGAGATCTTGTTTGCATCCTCCGTAAAATCAGTGGTTTGCTTATATTCGGCTATTTTTTCCTTTATGAGTTTTTCATTATCAACGATCGTCACCGCCTCTTTTTTCTCTTCAGGCAGATCTGGCAAAGGT